CTGCAGGCAAGTAATCATACAAGAAGACAGCTGGTACATTTAGGAAAAAAATAAGATTAAAATCAGTACCAGCAGAAACATATAAATCTGTGTATACATACTTCTGACTATGAGTAGCATCTGAATTTGCTATAGTAACTAATTGTACACTGTCTAAATTAGAACCGTCAGTAGCTGTACCAACATTTCTTGTTGCAACATTATTTGTAAGAAATTTAAAAGTACTATAGAGTGGTACAGATACCATATTACCAGCAAGAGTTCTTTGATTAGTTAAAGCCATACCACTCATACCCAAATCATAAGAATTATCATCACAGAATCTTCTGCGAAAATCTGTTAAATTTGTAGTTGGTGAATCATTAGAATAATTCAAATATTGGATAGAATTATGCACAGCCTTCATCCTATGAGCTTGAACACTAGATAATGATTGAACATGATTAGGATTTATTGTATAGTGATAACTACCTCGAGAACCAACAAAACATTGTGAAAACCAGGTTACATAGCTCCAACAAGTCCAATTATACGGTTCTGATACAGCAGAAGTTAATCCAATTGCTGTATCAAATCCAGCTGGATCAAATCCAGGATATTGAGGCGATCTACCCAATCTGAATCTATAAGTTGTAAAAAAATCACTTGATGTATTATTTCCTGGATTTAAACGCTTATAAGCGCAAGACCGTCTCATTAATTGACGTAAGGAAACACAAGTTTCACCCATATAAACTAGATTCAAATTATCATCCACTTGTGATGGTTGAATACCCATATCATACTGATTAACATCTTGGTCAAAAACTACTCCACTTTGGGCAGCATATGGTGAGTATTTACTAGATATTTGTCTAGGTGCAGCAAATTCTAAATTATCGGAACCTCTAACAAAAACAAGCACATCTATATCAGCACTAGTTACTGGACTTGTTTGTTCATTTAAAACTCGTACTGTTAGAATACCATTAAAATGAGCACCTACTCCAGAAGTTGAAGTATTAGTTTTAGAAACCTGTTCTCCAGGATCAGTTGTATATCTGAGATAAGAAGTTGGTTGTATATATGGTACACAAAATTCAACATCATTTTCTTCAGAAATATCTACAATTCGAGTATATGTTTCAGTAGTATAATCACCAGATGTTCCTATAGATCCTATAGGATCCCAATTAATTTGAACCCTTCCACGATGATATTGTGAACAAATAAATTTAAATCTATAAATAATATCTCCTCGCCAATAACTAAAACACCGCATAACATGATCCATAGGAGTAGACCAAATAATCCAACCATTAGAAGTTGTAATGCTTCTACGTAATTGGGGTGTAACCTTTGAAAAAAATAATCCAGTACCTATGGCATCAGAGGCAGCCCAGGTAGAACTAAAAATGAAGGATTCTCTTGAGGTAAAATTTTTGATCATTAATTCATCATCAACATCAGCACCTGCTATTTTTGGATCTATAGTTAATTCATTTTTTGAATCTAAAGTTAATTTCTCAACTGTAGTACCAATATCTGTTGCTGCTAAATTAGGATAAGCTTTTGGTCTGTAAGAACACACATCGTCAATAACAGGAACATCTGTATAACCAAACAATGAAGCAATATCTGCTATAGCATCAGCAGCATAGGAAGTAGCGGTCGCAAATGGACCTATCACAGGAATCGTAGATAAATGTCCTGCTGCTCTAGCTATAGCAGAAGCAGGTTTAGATACAGTCCCTTCATGAGAATATTCATCTTTCTTCTTCATTTTTTGTTTACCTGATTGTAAAGCTAATTTTATAGTAGGTCCTGAAACTTCTAAACCTTCAGCCCATGCATAAACAACTATATCTATTGAATCTGAAGTTAAACCATTAGCATTTTTCAATGGTCCAAAACTTGATAAATCTATCTGACCCATATCAGTCATAGTTGAAGCTGATGTAGCATCAAGCCAATTTTTATGATACAAAAAAGGTAAAACCATTTCACCACCTTGTGAATTTTGAGGATATATGTATATATGAGGTCGTTGAGATAAAGATACATGTTCATTTCTAG